GGTTCAGGTAAATATGTGCCTGATGAAATTGTATATGTAAGTTCTGATGCCACTTATGCTAATGCTTCTGCTCAAGCTATCGTTCACAATTATGTTGTTGGTTCTTCTGTTGATGTTTATAGAGTCCAAGGAACATTTAGTTCTGGCACATTAAGAGGCAAAACAAGTGGTGCAACTTGGACATTAAATACTGTTTCTGATACTGCCACAATGGATAATGCCTTTGAAGATGTCGTTGACAATAATAGAATTGAAACAGAGTCGGATGCTATACTTGACTTTACAGAAACTAACCCATTTGGTGAAGCTTAATGTTAAATAATTCACATTTTTATAATCGTACCATTCGTAAGATTGTGGTGGCTTTTGGCTCCATGTTTAATGATGTTCAATTGGTTCGTTATTCTAAAGATGGCTTAACATCATATGAAGTAACTAAAGTTCCATTATCATATGGTGCCAAAGAAAAATACTTAACTCGTATTACATCGGATCCAAATCTTACCAAATCAGTCAATACAGTTGTACCTCGTATGAGTTTTGATTTAGTTGGAATGACATATGATACCTCAAGAAAACAACAAACCACAATGCAAAATTTTGGGTTTAGTTCTGGTAAATTTGCAAAACAATATGTTCCTATTCCTTATAATTTTGATTTTAGTTTGTCCATCTATGTTCGTAATACAGAAGATGGCACACAAATTTTAGAACAAATCCTTCCATTCTTTACACCTGACTTTACAGTTACAATAGATTTTATTGGAAAAATGGATCAAAAATATGATATGCCTGTTATTCTTAATTCAGTAACTCCTGAAACTGATTATGAAGGCGATATGATGAACACTCGTTTGATTATTTGGAATCTTACATTTACTGCAAAAGCATATATTTGGCCTCCAGTATATACTGATAATAATAAAGGTTTAATTAAACAAGCAAATACCAATATATACTCTGATAGTACCAATTTAGATGCTCAAAGAGTATATGTTAACTTTGCAACTGGTAAAGGTGTTTATACCACAGGTGAAGATATTAATGTAGTTGCTAAAGGAATTACAGGTAAAGTTTTATACTTTAGCAATACTGCAACTGGTGTTTTAGTTCTGACCGATTTAAGTGATAGAGTTAGTGCTAATGATAAAGTTGTTGGTGTGTATTCTAATGCTTCATTTACAATAAGTAGTGTGGATAAAACAACAACAAAAACAGCTATTATTATTACTAGTTTAAAACCGCCAACGGCAAATATAAATGAGCCTTATGGATTTGAAGAAACATTTATTAATTGGCCAAATACTTTGATATGAAAAAACTAAATGATAATTTGTCTGAAATTTTTGACATTGAACCAATAGAGAAAACAACAATGCCTGTAACAATACAGGCAACTGAAGTTGTGGTTGGAAATGAGGTTGATACCGACTCTGCATTAGCCAGAAAGAACATCAAAAGTTTACTAGATAAAGGTAGTGGTGCTATTGATAATCTGTTATTAGTGGCACAAGAATCTGAGCATCCTAGGGCATATGAAGTTGCCGCCAATTTTATTAAAGTATTGGCTGACTTAAATAAAGATTTGTTAGAAGTTCAAAAAAAGAAACAAGATTTACAACCACAAGCTGTAACACAATCTATCAATGTAGAGAAGGCAGTATTTGTTGGTTCTACCGCAGAATTATTGAAACAAATTAGAGAGAATAAATAGGATTATGGAACAATTAATTCAACAACTTAAAGTAATTTTAGGTACTAACTTTGCGTTATATCTAAAGAGCCACAACTATCATTGGAATATTGAAGGTTCAAATTTTCCACAATACCATGATTTCTTAAATGGTTTTTATAATGAAGTTTTTGCTCAAACAGACTTAATTGCGGAACATATTCGTTATTTGGATGTTTATACTCCAGGTTCCATGGAAAGATTCTTAGAATTATCCGACATAGAAGAAGCGGTAGATGTTATTCCTTCTCCAATGGTTATGATGCAAAATTTAAAATCAGATAATGACCGTTTTATTGTTCATCTTCGTGCAGGTATTGTTGCAGCTAATCAAGCAGATGAGCCAGCAGTAAGTAACTTTTTACAAGACCTTCTTGGTGCCCACCAGAAGAAAGCGTGGATGTTAAGAAGTATTATTAAGTAATATTGAATGATTAATAATGGTTATAATGGTAATGCAAGTCTAAAACGAGCCGGTATAGAAATATCTTATACCGAGGAACAGATTTTAGAGGTTGCAAAGTGTGTTGAGGATCCTGTATATTTTATTGATAACTACTGTTATATTGTAACACTAGACCATGGTATACAACCATTCAAACTCTACGATTGCCAAAAAACAAAGATTAAATTAATCCATGATAACCGAAAGGTTATTCTTATGGAAGGTCGTCAGCAAGGTAAAACAACCTCAGCAGCCGCCTACATCTTGTGGTATACATTATTTCAAGATTCTAAAACTGTAGCTGTTCTTGCTAACAAAGCATCAACTGCTCGTGAGATTATGTCAAGGTATCAACTCATGTTTGAGTATCTGCCACCATGGATGCAACAAGGTATTAAGACATGGAACAAAGGTGACATTGAACTAGAGAATGGTTCAATTGTTTTTACTGCTGCTACGACTGCTGCTGGTATTCGTGGTAAATCTGTTAACTTATTGTATATTGACGAAGCCGCAATCATTCCAAATACTGTTGCTGATGCGTTCTTTACTGCGGTATATCCAGTTATCTCTGCCGGTCAAACCACAAAGATTCTGATTACCTCAACACCACTTGGTTATAATCACTTTTGGAAATTTTGGAATGATGCGGTTAATGGCAACAATGACTTTGTGCCAATGTTTATTCCATATTCTCAGATTCCAGGCAGAGATGAGAAGTGGGCTTTAGAACAACGCAGACAACTAGGTGACTTAAAATACAACCAGGAAGTTCTATGCAAGTTCCTAGGTTCGTCCCTTACATTAATCAACTCGGACACTATCGAGTATATGTCCACTTGTCCAACAGTCTATTCCAAAGATGGGTTGGATTTGTATGATTATCCAGTTAAGGGTGAAAGAAATGACAATGAGGAACTAATCAAGAAGCCTCATAGTTATGTTATTGTTGCCGATACTGCCAAAGGTGTTGGTGGCGACTACTCTGCCTTTGTGATTATAGATATCACAGAGGTACCTTATAAGTTGGTTGGTAAGTATAGAGATAATAAGATTGCACCTATGCTCTATCCAAGTATTATACATAAGGTGGCTAAAGACTATAATATGGCCTATGTTTTGATTGAGATTAATTCATCAGAGCAAGTGGCACATATTATGCACAATGAACTAGAGTATGAGAATCTTGTTTTTGTAAATAGGAACACCAAGAGTGGTCAGATTGTTTCTGGTGGTTTTGGTGGCGGTAAGACACAGTTGGGTGTTCAGACCGACAAAAGAGTAAAACGCATTGGTTGTTTTACATTCAAGGCATTGGTAGAAGAAAAAAAACTTTTAATTACTGATGCTGACACGATTTCAGAGATATCGACCTTTATTCAAGTAAGAGATAGTTATGAAGCTGATGATGGTTACCATGATGATTTAGTAATGCCGTTGGTGTTGTTTAGTTGGTTAACGACAAACCCCTACTTCAAGGAGTTAAACAATGTTAATCTGCGTGAAGCGATGTACCAAGAAAGAATAAAACAAATCGAAGAAGATGTGGTTCCATTTGGATTTGTGTTAACAGGAACCGAAGAAGAATATGATGTTGATTCTGGAGATGTGTGGCGGCAAGATAAAGGGGAGTCAGATAGACCCCAACTTCCACCTGGTTATTTAACCTCAAATCTATAAAAAACTAAATAGTCTATAAAGAAAAAATTGACCCGTAAACTAAGGAGAAATCCATGGCATTTCAGCTATCACCAGGGGTAAATGTATCAGAAATCGACCTGACTACAATTGTCCCTTCAGTCGCTACTTCAATTGGTGGCATTGCTGGAAATTTCAACTGGGGTCCAGTAAATGAAGTCGTTACCATTTCTGACGAGATTCGTCTTGTCAATCGTTTTGGTAAACCAGACTCTACAAATTATGAAAACTGGTTCCCTGCTGCAAACTTCCTTGCATATTCAAATAATTTAAAAGTAGTTCGTGCTGCTAATACTACATCTACACTAAACGCTACTGCGAATGGTTCTGGTGTATTAATTAAAAATCAAGACGATTATACAGCTAATCGTGAAACTGCAAGTAACACAGCCTATGGCCCGTTTGGTGCCAAATGTGCTGGTGCATTAGGTAATACTTTGCGTATTTCTATTTGCCCATCTTCACAGGCTTTTTCTTCTAACTTAACTACCACAGATAGTTTACGAGCAAATGCTCTTAATTATTTGGCAGACACTACAACAGTTATTAATGTTCAAGGTAATGCAAATGCAGCTGCTAATATTACTCCGGGCGATTTAGTTTCTGTTGACGGTGGCACATCATATATTCGTGTAGCTTCTGTTAACGCAACCGCAATTGTTGTTGCAACAGCATTTACTGCTAACGTAGCCAATTCTACACCAATTCTGCGTAAGTGGCAATATGCTACTGAGTTTGGCGTTGCTCCAGGCACATCAACTTATGCTACTTCTGTTAGTGGTTCTGGTGATGAGTGCCATGTTATTGTTGTTGACGAAGATGGTAAATTTTCAGGTGCTGCTAATACAGTATTAGAAAAGTTTGCTTTTGTTTCTAAAGCATCTGATGCTATTAGTGACAGCGGCGACACCAACTACTACAAGACAGTTATTAATAGCAAATCACAATATGTTTGGTGGTTAGGCCATCAACCTGGCGGCACAAATTGGGGTAATACTGCCAGTGGCGTAACATTCACAAATGTTAATTCTCCATTCTCAGCTTCAATGAGTGCTGGTGCAGATGGTACAATTGGTAATGCTGAACTTATTACTGCATACGGTTACTTTGCTAACGCTGATGTAGTAGATGTTTCCTTGTTGATTTCAGGTAATGGTAATTCAACTGTTGCAACAAGTTTAATTTCTACTGCTGAATCACGCAAAGATTTGTTAGTATTCTTGTCACCAACTAGAGCATCTGTTGTAAACAATTCAGGTAATGAAGCAACTTCAATTCTTGCTTATCGTAACAGTTTGACCAGTTCTTCATATGCTGTATTAGATTCTGGTTACAAATATCAGTTTGACAAATACAACAATGTATATCGTTTTGTTCCATTAAATGGTGATATTGCTGGTGTTTGTGCTCGCACAGACCTTGAGCGTGATCCATGGTATTCACCAGGTGGTTTAAGCCGTGGTGTTATCAAAAATGTAATCAAGTTGGCATACAATCCAACTAAAGCTGAGAGAGATAATCTGTATGTTCAAGGTATAAATCCTGTTGTAACATTCCAAGGTGAAGGCACAATTCTTTACGGTGACAAAACCATGTTGGCAAAACCATCTGCGTTTGACCGTATCAATGTTCGCCGCCTGTTTATTGTGTTAGAGAAATCAATTGCTAAGGCTGCTCGCTCAACCTTGTTTGAATTCAATGACCAATTCACTCGTGCTCAGTTTGTAAACTTAGTAGAACCATTCTTGCGTGATGTTCAAGGACGCCGTGGTATTACCGACTTCCGTGTAGTTTGTGATACAACAAACAACACAGCTGAAGTTATTGATGGTAACCGTTTTGTAGGCGATATCTACATCAAACCAGCTCGTTCAATCAACTTTATCCAACTCAACTTTGTGGCAGTTCGCACAGGTGTAAGTTTCGATGAAATTGTTGGCCGGTTCTAATAAATAGAGAGATAGGAGAAAACAATGGCTTTTAATGTAAACGAATTCCGCTCTCAGATGACTGGAGACGGTGCTCGCCCAAATCTATTTGAGGTGAGTATGCCGTTTCCTAGTTTTTCGAATCCAGGAAATGCACAACAAAAATTAACCTTCATGTGTAAAACCGCTCAGTTGCCTGGTGCAACTATCGGTGTAGTACCTGTTCAATACTTTGGCCGTGAGTTGAAGTTTGCAGGTAACCGCACATTCCAAGATTGGACAATTACGATTATTAACGATGAAGATTTCGTTGTTCGTAACGCATTTGAAAGATGGTTAAATGGTATCAACAGCCACAGTCTAAACGTTCGCAATCCAATTGCAACATCACCATTTGGTTACACAGTAGATGGTGAAGTTAAACAATTTGCAAAGAGCGGTGACACATTGAAAAAGTATAAGTTTTTGGGTTTATTTCCATCTGACTTAGCACCAATTGATGTTGATTGGGGTTCAAATGATACAATTGAAGAATTTACTGTAACTCTGTCCTACCAATGGTGGGAATCTGTCGAAGACGGTGTGGTGTAATAAAGAAAGGCTTAACGGCCTTTCTTTACTCTTTAGGATGATAAATTTATGGCGGTAAAACTCTTTGGCTTTACTTTAGGTAAACGAGATATTGTTCAGGTCGAAAAACCTGAACAAGCTTCTTTCGCACTTCCAACCGAGACCATTGACGATGGTGCGGTTACTATTACGCAAAATGCTCACTATGGTACATATGTTGACCTAGAGGGTTCTGTTCGTAATGAGATGGAACTTATCACAAGATATCGTGAAATGGCAAACCATCCAGAATGTGATATGGCGATTGATGAGATTGTTAATGAAGCAATCACACACGATACAGATGGCAAAGTTATGGATATCAATCTTGATAATCTAAAACAGCCAGAAGCAATTAAGAAAAAAATTATTGAAGAATTTAACAACATTCAGAAGATGTTGAACTTCAGTAATCTATCAGACGATTTATTTAAACGTTGGTATATTGATGGTCGCATTTATTACCATGTTGTAGTAAATGACAAAGACCCTAAGAAAGGTATTCAAGAGCTTAGATATATTGACCCACGCAAGATTCGTAAAGTGCGTGAGATTTCAAAAGACCGTGACCCAAAGACGGGCGCTCAAGTTATCCGTTCTATGGCAGAATACTATGTGTATAATGACCGTGGCACAACTACTCAAACATTTACCTCATCGGTAAATCAAGGTTTAAGAATTGCACCAGAAGCCGTTATTAATATTAACTCTGGCTTAATGGATGCAAAAAATACATTCGTAATTTCATATCTTCACAAAGCAATTAAAGCACTCAATCAATTAAGAATGATTGAAGATGCTGTTGTGATTTATCGTTTATCAAGAGCACCAGAACGCCGTATATTCTATATTGATGTTGGTAATTTACCAAAAGGTAAAGCTGAACAATATATGAAG